GCCGTATTTATTTACTTAATGATTTCTTTCCCACTTTTGAACAGAAACACAATCCTACCATCGCGCTGAACCGTAGCGGTGTCGAGCAATGTAATCCAGAGCCGCTCGTTCCATTCCAGCACGGTCAGCGGTTGCTTTTTCAACGTTGTGATAAAAGTGCTGATTTCCTTGCTTTTTCGCATCCGCTTTTCTTTTTCCGTCTCGAGTGCGATGTAATGTTCAAAAGCGGCATTGTAGCGTTCCTCAATGCGCCCGGTTTCCAGTGCATAGGCTTCCTGCGACTGGGCTACGGATGCATTCTTTTTTATATGCGCCTGCATGAGCTCGGACACGACCGCCATTTCATCCTGTTCCTGTTGCATTTCAGCATCAAGTGCCGTAGTGTCGCAGAGCGTCTGCCGTATAAGCTCGCAGTCAGCAAGCACTGTGGAGCGATTGCCCATCAAGTCATTGTAGGCAGTAAGGAAACGTTGTTTGATTTCGTCCTCGGTGAGTATCGGAGTTTGGCATCTGTTCTCATTTTTGAACTTCTGATTGCACTGAAATATCACGCTTCTATATTCATCCGTGGAATGCCAGACCTTTCGGCCGTAGAAGCCGCCACAGTCTCCGCAGATAATTTTACTGTGAAAAGCCTTGTCGCTGTAAGCTCTGCCTAGCTCCTTGCGCCGCGCCATTTCTTCTTGCACCGCTTCAAACTCCTCAGAAGCAATAATGGCTTCATGCGAACCTTCTACATAATACTGCGGCACCTCGCCGTTATTCATCCGCAGTTCTTTCGTTAAAAAGTCAACTGTAAACCGTTTCTGGAGCAGAGCATCGCCCTTATATTTCTCGTTGGTAAGGATGCTGGCAACCGTGGATGACCGCCATGTTTTCTTTCCGGCAGGGCTGAGAATGCCATGTTCTATGAGGTAATTCGCAATGCCCTGTGTGGTTTTTCCCTCGAGGAACATCTTATAAATGAGCCGTACTGTTTCTGCCTGCTCCGGTACTACCTTTAGGTTTCCGTCCTCGCCCTTATCAAAACCGAGAAATTGCGAGTAGCCGACGCTGACCTTGCCATCCGAAAAACGCTTTCGTTGTCCCCATGTGACATTCTCCGAAATGGAGCGGCTTTCTTCCTGTGCCAGAGAACTCATAATGGTAAGAAGCAGCTCGCCCTTGCCATCAAAGGTAAAAATATTTTCTTTCTCGAAATAGCACTCCACACCTTTTTCCTTCAGTTTGCGGATGGTAACAAGGCTGTCAACCGTGTTTCTCGCAAATCGACTGACCGATTTTGTGACTATAAGATCTATCTTGCCATCCAGCGCATCCCGCACCATCTGTTGAAATCCCTCTCGGTGCTTAGTATCCAAAGCCGAAATGCCTTCATCGGTATAAACCGTGACGAACTCCCAGTCCTCTCGGGACTGAATGTACTTGGTGTAATAATCGACCTGTGCCTCGTAACTGGTAAACTGCTCGTCCTTATCCGTGGAAACACGGGCATACCCGGCAGTGCGTCGCTTTGCAATGGACGCTGTCGGTAGCGCCGTGAACTTGTTTTTTGTCGCTGGTATTGTCGTTACTCTTGGCATTGTTTTTCCCTCCTTTGAATGCGTGTTCGCTCGGCAGCAGCTTGCTTCATTTCCGATGTCCAGCTTTCCCGCCGTGAGCGATCTGCCCATGTGCGCTCGACCGTGCTGCCATCTTTGAAAACGAAACGCAGATGATTATCTTCTGGCACTTCGATATGGTCAACCTGCGCATGGAATACTGTTGAATTGTAGGTTTCAGCCCCAAGCACCTCGGCGCACACGGCTTGTAGCGTAGCTTCGGGTATTTTTTTGCCGTGGCAGTACGCATTACCCTCTGTGAGAAAAGTGGAGCAGTTCCAGCCAACCGAACCGTTGCAGGTATTTCGTTTGTAGTTTTTTCCGCAGAATGGGCAGTAGATTTTACCGGTGAACTCGCTTTTTTGTGGGCGGGGTCTGTCTTGGGCGGCTTCCTTCATTCTCTGTAAAACTACCTGTGCAGCATTGAAGGTATCTATGTCGATAATGGCAGGATGCGTTTTCTCCGCGAAAAACATCGGCAGCTCACCAGTGTTGCGGCATTTCTTTTTTTCCAGATGATTATTTCGATAGTGCTTTTGTAACATTGCATCTCCTGTATATTTTTCATTGCCGACCGTTTCGCGGATTCGCTGGGCACACCATTTGCCGCCAAGCGCACCCGACACGCCTCGACTGTTCAAATTCTTGCTAATTGCCCCGAAGGTTTCTCCAGCGATAACGCGGGCAAATATCTCACGAACAATCGGTGCATTGGCGGTATCAATCTCAATACTGTCCTTCGATATGCTATATCCGAACAGAAACCGCCAGTTGAGCAGTTCACCGTTCTCAAAGCCCTTGCGGACACGCCATTTCTGATTCTCGCTTGCGGACAGGCTTTCCTCCTGTGCATAAGATGCGAGTATGGTAAGCATCAACTCACCCTCGGCGCTCATTGTGTAAATATTCTGTTCCTCGAAAAAAACATCCACCTCCAAAGCTTTCAGTTCACGGACTGTTTCCAGTAGTGTTACCGTGTTCCGAGCAAAACGGGAGATAGACTTGGTCAGTATCAAGTTCACTTTTCCTGCACGGCAGTCTGCGAGAAGATTTTGAAATCCGCTTCGACTGTTCTTTGTGCCAGTCAGTGCTTCGTCTGAATAAACACCTGCATAAAGCCACCCTGCGTGGTTTTGTATTAGGCTACTGTAATAGCTGACCTGCGAGGACAGCGAGTGGAGCATCGCATCCTTACCCGTGGAAACACGAGCATAAGCAGCGACCTTTTTTGGCTGCTCCAATCGCGGCTTCTGCGGCATTTTTCTTATTGTTTTCGGCATAATATCACCTCCTCGCCTTACACCATGTTCGCTCTAAAAGCAACACTTATCAAGTCAATTTCGCGATATATACTGCCGATATCAAGCCCATATTTCTCGGCTAACTTGTGCTCAATTAACACAATGTCATTCTTGCCAATGATGCCATTTTTGAGCATAATTTGTGCCTGTGTCATAGCGGATTGGTAGGCTTGGACTTTCTGAAAATCAGTCATTCCCGCCACCATCCTTGTAACGAGCAGCGATGTAGCAGCGGTGAGAACAATACTTGCGCTCGCCCTTGCGGCGCAATTGTATTTCTTTACCGCAGCAGGCGCAGTTCGCCGTGTACGGCATATAGGCTTTCGGATGCTTGTTCCACCATTTCATTCGGCAGGTATCGGAGCAGAAGCGCCGCCCGCCGCGCGTGCTAATATCAATAGGTTTTCCGCACTCCGCACACCGAGCGGTTTCTTCCTTAGTGACAACACTTTTTTGCCTGCGACAATAAGACTTTACCGTATTTTCGGAAAGCCCAAGCTCCTGTGCAATCTTTATATATCCGATGCCGCCCTGTCGCATGGTAGTGATTTGTTCTCTTTGCTCATTTGTCATGAGATTGTCCTCCAGTCCGAGAACTCTTGTCCTCACTACCCACTGGAAAAAAAGAAGCCCATCGTACAAAAAATGAGCAAAAAAATAATGCCTACCGGAGAGATAATCTCCAGTAGGCATCACTACGTATATTTTTAATCGCTGTATTTGATGAAGGCATCCGTAAAGCCAGCCGCCTTAATCTTAGCAAGCATGGCATCTGCGTTTGCCTTAACGGAATACGCACCGACCTGCACACGGTAATATTTTTTTGGTGTGGTCGGTGTGACGGGAGCGGGCGCTTCCGTTGCAGCCAGTCCAACCTTTACCGCAGCACGGAAGGTATCCATCGACTTTCCATGTTTCGGAAACCAGTGCATGACGTCGCCGTGGTTGCTGGCGATGCCCAGCTTACAACCCTCACTGTGGCAAATGATGTCCTTCTCCGTAAGTCCATACTGCTTGCAGAGATAGACGCAAAGCTCCACGGCTTCCTTGTAAACGGCAGAAAAATACGAGGCATCGGTTAGACCGTCCTCGCAGATTTCAAAGCCTATATGTGTATCGTTCGCAGAACCCCCGGCGTGCCAACCTCTGTAATTCCACGGTAGAGTCTGATAGGTGGCTATGCTTCCGTCAGCCAACTTGCCTATGAAACCGTGAACGCAGACCTGCCTGCCATCGGGCTTGTCTTGATTCCAGTGGTTATTGTACTGGTTCTTGCCCAGCAGACCGTCGTCGGGACCCACATAGCGTTTGAGGTTGGGGTTGTTCGCCCCAGTGGAATGTACCATGATGCCTTTCGGTGTGATGGTTTTACCCGCTTTGTAGCAGGCATTGTTAGTCAAAATGAGTTTGTGTAGGTTCATTTATTTGTCCTCCGTTCTGTCATGAATTTGTTCCAAAATGTCTTTGAGTTTCGCCGGAATGGGCAGTCCGAGATGCCCGGCATTTTCGAGCATCGAGACGCCCTCGTTGGAACAGTAGAAGAAGATGACGGCTGTCCGCAGAACTTCTCCG